TTAGTGCGTCCCTTTCAGGGGATGTCCATGCCATAAAGACATGGCCACCAGCAGTGCGCCGGATTTAATCGTCATATCCATCGCCGCCTGCATGTCGGCATCGGTGATACTTTCCAGCGTCTTCAGGTGTTCAAGATGCTCAATACGCTGCAGCGCCGACAGTTCGTAGAGCGTGACGGTCTTACCGTTGCGTTCGAACGGCTCACTTTTTAAAAACATGGGTTACTCCAGAAAGCGGGGCCACAGCCCCGGAAGTCAGGAAACGGTGACTTTACAGGTCGCGACAAAAAGCCCGTCGTTGGTCATCACGATAATGTCGGCGGTTCCGACGGCAATGCCTGTTACCGTCAGCACCGTACCGGCGACAGTCACTGTGGCTTTACCTGCATCCGTGGTGGTGGCCCGGAAAGATTGATCGCTTGCGCTGGCTGGCCCCACGGTGACATTCAGCGTGGTAGTGGCAGCAACCGCAACAGTGGTGGTCGATTTATCCAGGCTGACGCCGGTTACGGCAATCGCTGCAGCAGCGCTGTCTTCAGCAAGGCCTGGCTTGCCGTTATTGCTGATTTTGACAGAACGGGTAATGGTGTCTTTTGCCGTCACCGTTTTACCCAGGCTGCTTACCCAGCCACGGAACACATCAATGGCGCCATTCGGGTATTTGATTTTGTACGCCAGCACGGTACCGTCATCAAACCAGCGAACCAGAGCCTGCTGCCCGCTCTCGGCAGGTTTCCAGGCCAGCGTAAAACTGGCCTCCCCCGCCGATTTCTGCCCCTGCGCGGTAGCAGTCCAGTCGGCATCTTCGTCGTCCAGGTAGGTATCATCGTTTGATTCGGCAGTCAGTTCACCGGGCTGCAGGTCTTTAATCTTTGCCAGGCGCGTCCAGTCAACATCCGATAATGGGTTAACGAATGGGTTGCCCGACCCGGAATAAATCCAGAGCGTGGTGGTGGCACCCTTTACCGGCGCCAGTGGGTTTGGTGTAGTCATTACGTCCTCACATAATGTAGCTGATGGAATAACTGAGGTCGGCAGATCCCCACGTCATGGCCTCTTCATCGCGCTGATAGTCATACCCCTGAGCCGCCATCAATTCGAGAAGATTTGCCAGTTCGGGAACATCAGCCATTGCCGGATAGATGCGGTCCTCCATCCAGGAATCCAGAGCACTGTCTGTAGCCGTGGCTTTTAGAAACACCTCAACATGCAGCACGGCTGTCCACATATCTTCATCAACACTTTCATCCGAGGCCCGGGCGTCAGAAAGGTAAACCGCAACCGCCGGAAGATCCTGCTCATCCAGAAACCCAGGACGACCATCGAACCATGTCACTGCATCTGAGATATTGCGCTGGAGCGCGGTTAGTACGGCTTTGCGGATATCACTGTTTTTCATCGTTTAAGGATCAGCCTCAGTTGGTTAGACAGGTTTTGTCGCATAATTTGCGGCATACGTTCGTCCATAAGTTTTGGCACTTCAGCCCGGAATGTCTCGGTCAGGGGAATTGCTAAGGGAATACTGACCACTTCAATGGGATACCGGCTCTTCGTGGTACGCCGCAAAACATGCCAGCGACCGTTTGCCAGTTGTTGAATAAAGGCCCCGGGAAAACGAAAACGCCCCACACGCAGCTCACTGTTCGTACCTGACTTATCACGTTTACGCCGTGACAGACGCATACTGGATGGTCCCAGTTTGATAGCGGGAAGATTCCCGCGGTTTATGCGAATCAGAGCGCGCGGCTTCTCCACCGTAGCCCGACGTATCCGTGCACGCTGCCTGACCAGTTTTCGGGGAACGCGGGTTGATTTCGCGACAGCGGACACACTGCGATTGACCGCCTGCGTGGCGATACGGTTCACCGTCTGGGCGGAAGCGCGCGGTACAGCTCTTTTACTGATGCTGTTCAGATTAGCAATGGCCTGCTCCAGCCCCTTAATCGACATACTCCCTCCTGCTTACTCGATAAAGATGCGCGGTTTGCCGTTAAAGCGTTCGTGACGGGTAAGATGGAACTCCTCCCCTTCAAAAATCACCACGTCATTACGACGCGGCCTGTATCCTGCAGTAAACACCACCAGCGATCGCCCTGTTCCGCTCAAAGGCCCCATTTCTTCCAGAAACTCAGCCGGAATAACAATCATGGGCTCCCCGTTGATGGTCGCTGGCTTGCCCATTTTGTTCACCGTGACCGCATCCATGCGGCTGACAAGTCTGTCAAAGGGATTAGGCATTGATTTTCACGGCTACAATTGCGGAACTGGCAGCAGCATCTTCCCAGGCAACCCCAGCCAGATCGGCACCTGTCGCGTCGTTCTGCACTTTTCCATCTTTTATATGAACCTGCTCACCGATGGTGATCGCATCGGTAGTCAGCTTAGGCAGCAGGAAAACACCTTCGGTAAAACCGTCTCCCGTCTGGCCTGCCGCAATATCAGTAATGGCAATCGCCACGACTTTCCCCACCATCACCGGCGAACCACTCAGGATCTCAACGCTGCCCGTGTTGGCAATCTCAATAGTTTTGCCATGCTGTACAAAATTCTTCGCCATAAATTCAGTCTCCATCCAGCCCCATACGGGGCCGAATTCAGATACAAAAAAAGCCCTGATGGGCTGTGATGTGCTGCTTGAGTGGAAGGAATTATTTCCCGGTTGATTTCGCCATGCCGCGATAATCCAGAGGTGATACACCGGCATCGATGCGCACTTTGGTGGCAATACCGTCGGTAGTGAAACCTTCCTGCTGATCGATATACGGAGTATCAACGCCGTTCAGGTAAGCCACTTCGATGGTGTCTGTGCCCTTAGCGGCGGCCAGATACCAAGCGCTGGTGTCTTTGGCATCAAGACGCGGCTCCGCGATAACTTCAGCAAAGTTCTGAATTGGGTTCATGATACCGGCGTTGATATCCGCCCCTTTCACACTGGCAGACTTGATCGTCTGGTTTGCCAGGGTTTCGAGCGCGACTGGCACCAGCATGAATGCCGGGCGAATATTCAGGGGACGTTCTCCCTCTTTCTGAAGACGCATCATCTTGCGCGCTTCATCAAGGCTGGCTACAGAAATCGCGCCTGCGGAGATATTGCCGTGATCAGCATGGAACAGCGGCTTGCCATCAGACAATTTCGCGTTTTCGGTCAGAACGGCATACACCAGATCGCCGATCGTCCCTTTTGCCGCGCGGCCCATCTTCATAGGTACATCGGTTAACTGATTCAGATCGTCGTTGATGATCGCCTGACGGGTAATAGAGAAGATTTCACCGTAGGTTGCCAGCGCGATGCTTTCACCTTTATCTTTGGTGGTCACATACTTATATTCAGCACCTTCGCGTACCTGACGCAGGGATGAGAAGCCGCCAAGACCGACACGATGTGCCGTTTTAAAGTCAGACAACTGGCCTTTCTTGGTCCACTGCTCAAAAGTTTCTGCTGCTTCCTCCCAGCCCTGCAGTAACGCTTTATTAGCAACGTCGAGCAGGATATTACCGAAGTCAGACGTGCTGTGCGTCAGTGCCATGCCGACCATTTGCATCGGGTTATAGCTGGAAACGCCGATGCCGCGTTCGGTCAGTGCCATACGGGCATATTCGCGCAGCGTCATGCCGTTATAGACGTTATCACGCTCCATGCTTTCGAAGCCTGCACGCGCCATCAGCGCCTGGCGGACACCATCACCAACAAAGTTACCGTTCCCGGCGTAAATATGCGCATCGGTGGTTTTATTCGACGGCGTGGCAGTTTTACCCAGCGCCGCCAGCAAATCATCTTTTGCCTGTGCAACGGTGCATTCCGGATCCGCGATGCATTTATTCTGCAGCTCATGATGCTTGCCGCCGAACATCGCAAAGAGATCGTTAATCGCGTTAACACGGTTCTTTTGCTCAGCAAGCACCTGTGCACGGATAGTGGCTTCATCAGAAGTGGCCGCCGGCGCTGTGGTCGTCGTTGTCGCCACCTGTGGTTGTGGTTGCTGAGGTTCGCGCTGGGTAGTATTGCGCGGCGGGGTGATCATGTTACGAATGCTGTTTGGCATCTTTTCAAAGTCCTCGATACGTTTTGATTGAATACAGGCCATCGCCTGCAGAGATGTTGTGACCTGATCAGCAAAGCCATGTGCCAAGCATTCTTTACCATCCATCCAGGTTTCATCTTCCAGCATGGCGGCAACTTCCTCGGTCGTTTTCCCGGTTTTCTCAGCGTATGCCGGGATCAGGACTGACTCGACCTTATCCAGCAGATCGGCATAATCCCGCATGTCGTTGGCATCACCACCTGCAAAGCCCCATGGTTTATGGATCATCATCATCGTGTTTTCCGGCATAATGACCGGGTTGCCAACCATCGCAATCACAGAAGCCATTGAAGCTGCCAGACCATCAATGTGAACGGTGATCGCCGCGCCGTGATGCTTAAGGGCATTAAAAATGGCGATGCCATCGAAGACATCGCCACCTGGCGAATTGATATGAAGGTTGATATGGGTAATGTCGCCCAGCGCCTTCAGGTCATTTACAAACTGGCGCGCCGTCACCCCCCAGTAGCCGATCTCGTCGTAGATATAAATATCCGCTTCGTTGTCGGCGCTGGCCTGCATACGGAACCAGGAATTACTTTTTGCGCTGGCTTTCGGACGGTGATGCGCCCGGTTCTTTGGCTTCAGCACTTGTGCCTCCTTTGTCATTGGCAGGGTCAGTGTCAAACACCAGCCCCATCTCTTTGTTTTCGTCGATTTCTGCCTTCCGGCGCGCCTTCACATCATTCGGGTTACGTCCGCTGGCGCGGACCCAGTCGGATTCCGTTGCCGCTCCGCCCCGGATCTGTAATTTCCAGGCATTGGCCTCTTTAACCGGATCGATCCACGGCATAACAGGGCCGGAATACACTGCCGAGTACAGCGACTCCATATCCAGACCGCGGGGTAAATTAATCTCGCCGGCGGCCACCGCCATTTTCAGCCAGGCGCGGTACATTGGCCGGGTCACCGCACCAATAAACCAGTCCTGCAAAATGAGATAGCCGTCTGTTGATTCCACCAGTTCCTGTCGCTGCGCGCTGTAGGTGCCGTTGTAGTTTCTGGCTGTGCTTGAAAAGCTGAGTCGGCTGCCTGCTGCGACAGCGCGAAGTTGCCCATTACGGAAGGTTTCAAGGTTAGGATTGGGCCGGTCAGATTTCACCATGCCGATATCTTCACCAGGCTTAAGATCGTCATAAATGATGCCTGGCTGAATCATCACTTCGCGATCATCATCGGAAGCAGTGTTACTCTCTTCGAAGCTTTGCCCGTCCCCCTTTTTGATGTACATCCCCAGCGCAGCAGCAATACGTGCGGCGGTGAGCTCAGCATCTTCATACTCTTTAAGTGCGCTCAGACGCATCAGTACACCGGACAGCATCGATACGCCCCGGGTCTGGTTCAGACGGCGGACAAATTTAAGATGCAGCATGTTTTCCGCATCCACTTCTTTGGTATCAAGCTGACGGCCTGAAACGGGCAGGCTTTTATAAACCTGATATTTCCTTGGTCTGCCCCAGTTGTCGACGAATACCCCCTGATTAAGCTGGCTGGCAGCATCGCTGTTCATGGGAATAAAATCGGGTTCAAGCGCTTCAAGCCAGAAAGGGATACCGGCTGCTGGCGTAAGACCATTCCCGGTTCCACTGACAAGCTGGGCAAACACTTCGCCATCCCGCAGCCAGGTGCGCAACATCAGGCGCTCAAGCATCGGACGCGTAAACTGGTTCGTGACATCTGGCCTGACAGACCATTCTGCCCATTTATTACGGATCTGATCTGCCAGCTTTTTGGCGATTTTACCGTTCATCAGTTTGGGATGAGGTTCAACGATAATTCCGGCTTTCCCCACCACCCGCTCTTCAAGCTTATCGAACACCCCAATCACCAGATCGTGATTGTTATCGAGCCACCGGGCCTGCTCCCGCAGTGATACCGCCCCCATTTTGCTGAGCTGATCAGCTGAACGATTTTCACGGCGCCCTTTGTGCGTTCTGGTCGGGGTAACGGCTTCATATGCCCTGATTTTCGCGCGCGCCTGCAGACGGGCTGCTTTCCAGCCAGGCGAAAAAACCCCAATCGCATCATCTAAAAGGCTCATTCAAACCTCGCCAGTCGGTAACCTGGCCGCCCGCGGCGCTGAGAAATAACAGAAGAGAGACGGCGCTCCCACTCCTGCCGACCTTTACGGATTTCCGACAGGTTCTCCATCGTCATTTCCTGCCCATTGAAACGGATAGTTTTGCCATCCAGTACCGCCATTTCGGCTTCGGTATATCGCTGGATCATGGCTTCAATATCGACACGGTTCACAACCATCCTCCTGAAGTTCTCCAAGGGTTAGCATCATTGGTTACGGGCTTTTTCCGCTTCCTTTTTTTGGTGGGTACTGGTTCTGGTGTCTGGGATGACGCTTCGCCAGCTTCCGACGGCGCGTTCTCCAGCCAGGTTTCCCGCCTCGCCCACTCAGGAGCAGCGGGCCATTTGATTTTCTCGTAGCCGTGGAGGATGGCGAGCGCATCTGCGTAGACCAGCAGGTCAAATGCTTCGTTTGCACCACGTCCCGGCTTACTCCATTTGCCATCGGTCGATCGCTCCTCATAGGTCAGTTCATCGTAAAACCAACTGCCGAGCCAGTCAGGGAAATGCACATAGCCAGGGCCTGGTGAATCACGCCACAAAGCGTTGTTCACCCGGTCTTTCAGAGCATCGGTCTGGAGCAGGTAAAGCGGGACATCACCAGAAGCCTGTGCCCGTCGGCTTGAACGTCCGGTATTATCAGGAAAGGTCCTGGAGATGAGTTTGGATCGGCGGACACTGTCGCCTTTGAACAGATAAATCTGTTTTCCGAGTCCCTCCCGACGACACTTACGCCAGAATTTATAAGCGTTGTCGGTCACACCATCCTCACCGCCGGAGTCAACGGCCATCGCCATCAGCCGCATACACCGTGTCGGATCCGATGCCAATGGCCAGGCTTTGTTAAACACATCGGTCAGCAATAAATCCCAGTCTTCTGGATAGCTTGCCGGGTCAATCTGCTGGCTCAGGCCATTGGCGTCATAGCGCATCGACTGCCGGATGTTGTAGCGGTCAACCAGCCAGCGTTCTCCCATGCTGCCGTAACCAGTAACCTGAACAACAAAACGCCGGTTGCGCCCCGCCTGAACATCGACGGTCGCCATAAGAAAACAAACCCCGTCCGGAACAGAGCGCTTTGGTACAACCTCCGCACGCTGCTCAAGCAGTTCACTTTTGCGCTGTTCCATACTGGATCGGGGAAGATACGGACGCCCAAAGTCGGTATTGATTACCGTCTTCAGCGCTTCCTCGCTGCCGGTGGCCTGATAGTCCTGCTCGGCGGTAAGAAATTTATAGATGAGCTGCGCCCAGGTCTGGTACGCAGCGGCGGGTCCTTCCATCCAGAAGGAGGCAATGCGCGAGCGTCGTCCTTCCCCAGTGATAACACCATCGTTGTCGATGGTTTGCCCATCCCGCAGCCACACGCCTTTCATATTCAGCGAACGCTTCATATCCGGAGTGATGTGCTCTTTGCAGGCAGGGCATTGAAGACAGGCTTTCTCGCTGGCCTGAACAGGGTCCGCGATATCGCGGTAACCCGTCATATTGTCCATTTCAGGCTGGAAATATTCACCGCAATGTGGGCACGGCCAGTAAAGGCGACGGCGATCACCACGGTTGTACAGCGCCAGAATTCCCGTTGAGGGAGGTGCTTCATGCGGCGAGCTACGGCGCCATTTTGTGTCACGTATATCGCGGCCCGGCGAACTCTCAACCAGCGTCATACCTGACGACATGAACGTTGTTGTTCGCTTTGATGCCAGTGAAAAGGCGTCACCTTCCCCGTCAATGTCTTCCGGGAAACGGTCATAGTCGGTCAGTGCCACACATTTATAGTCCGATGAGGACATGATATTGACCGATGGCCAGCCGATTTTCAGGTAGTTCCCGGCGCGAAACGTGCGGTCATATACGTTGTTATCATTACGCCGCGGGCTCAGTCGGGATTTCACTTCAGGGCTGCAACGGAATGTACGATCAAGACGCTTTTTGGAGTGCTCGCGCGCCTTTTCCTCAGTCATCTGAATCAGGAGCATATCAGCCGGATCACAGACAACGTTGTAAACAATCCAGCCATCAATCAGACCAATGGTTTTACCCGTTCGCGCCGGACCAACAAACACTACCGCATCATATTCACGCGATGCCAGGCAGTTCATCGGTTCAATCACGTAAGGTGCCAGATCCGGATCCCATGGAACGGAGTTACCCGCCCCCATTGGCACGCGCATATAAGTACTGACCGCATCGGCCACCTGCATTCGACGCGGGGCACGTAAGATACCGGAAACATCGCGGCGGATGCCTCTGGCGGATGCCCGCTTTGCCATCAGTCCTCCTCTGGCTCTTCCTCCTCTGCTTCAGCGTCCTGCACCCTCTCCGCCATCTGATCGCGCAGGTCATCAATAACGCTCTGCACGCGAGAAACCGCAACAGGCGTTAATGCACAGTCACGCTCAAGTACATCAGGGAGGGTTTCAAGTACCATGACGACGGCTTTCGCCATCAATGAGAATTCGCGCGCAACTTCATCGGCGGGAATGAGCTGCCCCGTATCCTGCTCGAACTTGAGTCTCTCATTCTCTGCTTTCCAGTGGGAAAGCCTGTCCGATGGCGGCATATCATCGATATTGGCTGACACAGTGGGGATCATCAGTTCGGTCAGAATATCGGTTATCAGGTAAAGCTTTAATTTGCTGTTGCTACCTGGGGCCGGTTCAATATTTTTCAGCCTGGTGGCGACCGTCTGACGGTGTACGCCAGTAATCCCTGCCAGTTGGTTGATGTTCAGTTTTAAAGCGGCAATTTCCTGGTCCATGATGGTGAACACTTTTTAAACGATTCGACATCTGCACGAAATAGCCTCTAATGAGATCAATAACCTGCGCAAATGATGATGATGACCTTAGATCCGAAAAACTAGCCGTTTTCCGCGCCGCTGCCGCCCCGTGGCAGGCTACCCTGCCGGGAGGACCCATTAAATAATAATGATTACCATTTGCCGTAATAGGTGGGGAGTAACAAAAAGCCGCCCTAAGGCGGCTGTTATTAATTATTTAATAGCTTTTCGATGTTAGATGGAACTGGTACGCCAGGCTCTGCTTTTAGTTTGTTTAGCCTTTCGATGATAGCATTCCTTTCCATCTCACTCGCAGCCTGATAATAGGGCTTTATCCCTTTAATGATTTCATTAGCTGTAGCAGAAGAACCAACGCCAGCACCGATTTCATTTCTTCTCATGGCATTATAAATTACTTGCTCAATAGCCTGATTCATACTCATTACCCTAAATGAGTGGCGACATACCACAACCTGTATATATGTCCACCACATCAAAAATTAAGCCCTTTAAAACTAGCATTTTGACATGACCGCTTCGATTCGTTGTCGCACTAGTAGTACATCTTGACGATTTGACAGGAACCGTTGCAGAAGCTCGCGCTAGCCCAGTTTTGCCATATTCAGTTCCTAAGGTTAAAGCCATTGAAAAAGCCACTCGAAGGTGGCCTTTTCAATGGCTTTACAACATAGCATTCATGTAGTCAGTTTTTTCAAAACTTCAGATTTTTGAAAACTACGTTAGCCTTCTTAGCTGACTCTTCTGCCACTTGTTGTTCTTGCTGTTTTAAAGCCAATTGCTGTGCTTCCCAAACGCCAAGATCACGATCTGCTTGAGAACAGTTCCCATTAATTTCATTTATTTGGGATTGAAGCTCAGCAAGGGGGCAATTTACGACTATGTAATTCCCCTCAACTCTTACTGATCTCTTCATGTTGTGAAATGTGCCATTACGAGAGCGCTCGAAGAATGTGGCCCAATTGGGCGTAATCTTTCCATCAACTTCAAGGTATCTATCCCCCATAAACTCGCTGGTGCTACTTAATCGCTCGTTGATTTTAATGACTTTCATAGTGTTTCCCTTTCATCAAATTGAAGATATACATTACCGCCCAGAATAGTTTTGGGGAATTAAATATTTAGCTTCATCTCCGTGCCAACAACAGCGACATAGTTAACAAAAAAACGTTCTCGCACCTAGTAAATGATTGAAAATAGTTAATCCTTAGTTTTTTTGTTGTTCGACTCTCTAACTGACTCGTAAATCCTCTCGCACGTCATTCCAGCGCGGTACCGTTCGTCAGCGATTGCAGCATAATGTTTAGCCTCTTCTGCAATATCTCCGAGCATGTCGGCGAGCATTGCGGCGTCCAGGCGGGCGGCAAGCTTTGTTGCTTCGCTGCGCAACTGGCTAATAGTGGCAGACAGGCCAGCAGCAGTGGCAGCAGATTTAGCGGCTTGTGCTTGTGCATCTTTTACAGCCTCATCACGGGCAATAATTCGCCCTTGTTCAATCATGCGGGCTGCGGTCTGCGCGTTCGCTGTTTGCGATGATTCCACGCTGTCACGTTCCGCCCACTTTTTTTCCCAACCGCGGTTACTCCACTCGTTTCCGGCGATAAATGCGACGGCCACCAGCACCGAAATGGCAATGAACTGATAGCGCAGGCTCACTGGTCTATCCCCAAGCACGTCAGCGCGCTTTCCTGGTCTCGTCGTTCTACCTGGCCATAGCAGCCATTTTTCTGGCCTTTGGTCAGACGACAGTCGCGGCCACCATCTTTAATCCACCAGCGAATAGCTTCACAGGCTCCTTTACGGTCGCCCGCATTGATCCGCTTATAGAACGTGGAAGGGAAACATTTTCCAGGGCCGATGTTGTATGGGCAGAAAGAAGCAATACCTGCTTTCTGTGGTTCCGTCAGCGGTACCTTGATATTTCGCTCAACCCACGCCAGCGCCTTGTCGCGTTCTATGGCGTTCACCTTGGAACATTTCTCAGCAGACAGCTTCATGCCCTGAACTACTTGCTTACCATCAACCATCGTGGCGCCACGGCAAATGGTCCAGATTCCGCCGCCGTCGCGATATGCCGTCAGGCTGTTACCCTCTTTCTCATCCAGAAATTGATCGAGAATCACGGGTGCGGAAGCCCCGGCAAGAATTAACCCAACGACCGCTGCGCTCAGTTTATTCTTCAGCTTTGGTGACATTGCCATTAAGCCGGTCCTCCCTTTCCTTTTTCCTGTAATACCAGTTCACTGCACAGGTGATAACAGTGCATGCGATACCGACAATAATTGCCCAGTCGCTCAGGCTTAACCCTGCAATTCTGTCGGCCAACATCCAGGACACCTCTTTTGCTGTTTTTGCTGTTTCGGCATATGCCTTCGCTGATACACCGCAGCCGGTCAGCGTGGTGCCTGTTCCATATGAAAGTCTGCTGTAAATGGTGCTCATTCTGGTCATAGCCTCACCTCCGATTTTTCGGATGGCGCTGTGTGTGATGAAAGGGTCAGGCTTCACGGGCTGGATTTATCAACAAAGCACGCAGTGAGTGATACCCGTGAGCCTGAATACGAAAAAGCCCCGCATCAGCGAGGCTAGAAATTCTTATCCGCACTCTCGCAGTGGCGGCGCTCATGCCCTTGAGGTACAGTCGCTTCATCGCCGCTGATAACCTGAGCACGTCTGGCGTTCGTGCTGCTCTACCGGAGTTTTATGATATAAGAGCCTTGACCAGTCACTACACAGGCTCGCCCAATGCCGACTCAGAGCAGCAGCATGTTACATGCCGATAAGAACCAATCTTTATGACAATCCTTATCACACTACAACACTTTTTGCGTACGCATTAGCATCATTTTGCTTGTCTTGTAATTTTTGAAGCTCTAATATTCGTCTACTAATAACCACAGCTTTTTTCTGATATTAAGAAGAATAGAAATGTACGCACAACGCAGGGAGCTTTACTCTCGCTTAGAGGACATGCGTCAATCGAAAGTCATTTGCTTCGTTACCGGCGACAAGCCTGGCATGGAAACGCAGATCCATAGCGAAGTTTTCGATTATTTCGTCAACCACTTAGACATAATCGGCGTTGTCCCGAAAATCAGTTTATTCATCTATACGAGAGGCGGAGATACGCTAACCGCTTGGAGTTTGATCAACCTTATTCGCCAATTCTGCGATGAACTTGAAGTGATTATCCCTTCAAAATGTCACAGTGCGGGTACGATCATGTCTCTGGGTGCTAATTCGATTATTATGACTAAGCAAGCCACCTTGGGACCTATTGACCCCAGCATAACCACGGCGTTAAATCCTTCTATTCAGGCCAATGGGCAAGACATTAACCTCCCCGTCTCTGTTGAAGATATCAAAGGATATTTGTCACTTGCTACTGACGAACTTAAGATTTCTGATGCAAACTCGCTTTCTCAAGTTTTGCTATCCTTAAGCGAGAAAGTCCACCCGCTTGTCTTAGGTAAGGTTTACCGCTCAAAAGCGCAAATTCAGATGCTTGCTACTAAGCTTTTGTCATATCAAATTAGTGATAGTGAGAAAATTAGCAAAATTGTTAACTTCCTGTGTAGTGATTCAGGAAGCCATGACTACACTATTAGTCGTAGGGAAGCAGAAAATGAACTGGGCCTTAACATTGAGAAACCAGACGAAGCTCTTTACACATTGATAAAAAGCATCTATGACGACATTAAAGATGATATGAAGTTAGGGGAGCCGTTTATCCCTGCAACATACATAGCCAATGGTGCTCCTGGGAATTACAATTTGCCTCGAGCCTTAGTTGAGGCAAAAGATTCCTGTTCTTATCAATTCCGTACAAATGGATTGGTGAGACTTACTATTGATAACAACCAGCAGCCTGTTATCCAGAACAATCTAATGAGCGAAGGGTGGGGTAGATATGATGATTAACACACTAACGAAGGGAGTTGTTTACAAAAACTATACAACAAATAGTTCCGCGCCAGGTTCAGTGAGTTCTAGCTCCGCGAATCAGCCCGGTATTTACTATACGGTTGTTGGCGTTAGTCAAAATACAGGCAGTCAAAGTTCAAACGCTTCAGACATGACAAAACGTCGATAACGATGATGAGCGTACTGGGACAAGATCCCGGTACGCTCGGCAAATCAGTTTGCGCCTAACATAAAAATGCATCCTTCAACGAACCCCAACGCTGTCTGCAAATTCTTCCTAATGGTTCCATCCGAGCACTTACGCTTTTTCGCAATAGCACGTAGTGAGATACCTAACACAAAGTGTGCGATAATTAGTTCATACTCATCAGGTCTGTATTTTCTTAGACGAGCAACACAACCATCAATAACAATACCTTCATCATCATCACATTGAAGTCGTGACTTTTTACCATGTGGGAGTAATCCTTTAAATCCTGCAGCAATTGGTTGCCAGTCCACACCGCTACTGTCAGCTGCAGCCCATGCCCCCCAACGATCCATCACTTCATACATATCACGCATCAAACATCTCCTTACGCCAGAACACCGAGCCCATAAGCCCGGTCCAGCACTCTGATAATCATTACCGGCTGAGGCACATGCTTTCGCTCAAACTTCACCGGGTCGTTATGTAGTTCTGTATGGCACTTACGACACAAAGGGATCGCGAAAATATCATGCGCTTTCGTAGCCATCCCTCCCTGCCCCCAGCCGATTAAATGGTGTGGGTCATCTGATGGTTTGCCGCAGCATTCGCAGGGCTGTGTTTTAATCCATTCCAGATACCCGGGGGCCGTCCAGCGGATCCGCTTTGGACGTTTCATATAGGTTTGCGGGGACTCAGGATCAACCAGAACACCAACTACAGGTTTGAGCGCAGGCCCCTGCGCTGATGACATGTTTACGGTTAACGTGCTGGCTTTGTCTGTAATGAGGCTGGTGGTGGTTACCCCCGGTTCGATATCGCATTCACGCATAACGGACTGATGCTCTTCTGAAGGAATACGAAGCGCCCGCCTGGCTACTGATTCGGGAATTGCGTCAGTAACCCCCATACGTACCGCCCACCAGCAAAGCTCCGGCAGCGACAGTTCTCTGGAAGGGTCCTGATTAAGCGCCACCATGATGCTGTTGATAATCCAGTTAATAACATTACGTCTCGCCAGCTCTGCAAGTTGTTCGCTGTAGTGGTCACGCAGATGGTTATCACAATGCCCACACAGAAGAACCGATCCGGGTTCATGATGCAGGATGGTTAACTCATGATAATGATAATCACTGTGTGGCCACTGGCAGCGATTACCGCCATAACGCATAAGCCAGTAATCAAGACCACCAACCCCACCTGCGGCCTTTATAACCTTTTCATCCAGGAAGAAGGGCCACAGGGACTCGTCACTGGCAAGCGGCTGGCGAACGTCAGGAACACGGCCAGCAGGTAAACGCTCCATACCTGCTGGCTGGCTTTCCACCAGCACACGTTCACAACTGAATAATGACATCAGCTCACTGCCCGGCTTGAGCAGCACAATTCCAAGCTCATGCGCGATCACCGGCTTCAGCAGCGCCCTCATTCTGTAATCTCCCCGATAATTATTTGTCCCTTCTCTCCCCATAATTTAGTGACGCGTGAATCCCAGATGTGAGCGTCATCTTCGTAAATGGCATCCATCAGCGCTTTCATCATGTTGTCGAAATCAGGTTTAGCCTGGTGTGGTTTACCGTTGAACTCAGCCCGTTTCTTTTTGCTCCAGGTCGCTGGCATCGGCAGAATGAAGGTGACATGCGAGCCGCTTTCCGGCAGCTCAACACACTGCAGACGAACTTCATCACAGAAAGCCCGGTAACGCAGAACCTCGGGGCGCTTTTTCCATTTGTCAGCGCGCGTCATTCTGGGCTTGCCCATTGGAGTGATATCGTAGGCTTTCACATTCACCTCCAGATTCGTTGTTGCCAGGTTCTGTCCTGACGTGGAGGTTTAGATGCTTCCGGCAAGAACACGCTGATCGTCCAGTGAATAAAGTCATTATCCAGACTACGCTCTGTCTTAATTTGCTTTGCGCGATAGCGGGCTTCCAGTTCGTCAGCCTGCTCAGTGGTGAGTTGGGTATGTTGAAACCAGCTTTTCTTCATAACGCACCTCTGGATGCGGCAAAAAGAAAATCGCTGGCGTTGGTTAACGTCAGTGAATGGGTATTTTGGATTTGATTTTGCGCCATGGTTTATCTCCAGTGGCGCAGCAGGTATAGGTTGTTCAGGCCTATGACGAGAGTCTATCAGAATTTTGCGTGACACGATAACCCGCTCTTTTTAGCATTTCTGTAAAGAGGGTTGGTGTACCAATAATCTCATCGTCCTGAAGAGGCATGAAAGACACCATGCTACCGCGACGGTACATCAGGGCGCGCTCACACTCAGGAAATGATTGCAGCCTGGCAACGATGACCCCATCGTGACATCTGATGACTGCGTAGCCTTTTTTGGGCAATTCTACTTTTTCTTTCACTTAAACTCCCCCATGCAAACGGGATCAAAGCAACACCCAAAATAATTAATAAAACCACTCTTCAGCACTTTCCGAGGTCTCCAGGAAGCTCTTTTTACCTTGCTTTTCACCACCAGGAACACTCAATCCATCAGAACCAGCGCAACGTACGCGAAGGCTGCAGTTTTCATAATGATCGCCTAACCCTTTCAACAACACCTTCTCGAGTACAGATACCGAGGTTTTAGGCATTTCCTTCATACTATCAATGGTTAATTCAACTTTCATAATGGCCTCCATTGCACATACTGTATGAATATACAGTATACTTAAAAGATAGAATGATCAACGTTTTAACAGCACAAAATGGTAATAATGATGAGATTTGCGTGATGTGGAACATTGCAACAAAAAAAATAAAAATAATAAATATCAATCGCTTATTGGTTTTAGGTGTCTTCCTGCAAATATAAACACACCTAGCCATCATTGAGAATGATTATCGTTATTGAATTTTTTCTTAAACTTGTTAGTATCTTACTCACGGATGGAGAGCCGTTGATAACGGGAGCAAAACTCGATGGATTCAGGAATAACACTTAAATACTATCTTAAAAACAGTGTGTGGAGCGTAATAGTTATTGGTGTTTTTTTATACGCATGGATAAACAATCCTGACAATACTCTGTCTTTCCTGCTGTTACTGGCAATATGTATTAATTCGCTACTTTTTCCTTTTTCTAAATACATCATTCAAAGAAATGCCCTCTTGTTTTCGAAGAAAGAGTTTTGGCAAAGAGACTTTTTTATCAATCCTACTGGTGGTAGTTTAGTAGTTATTTTCGAATTTTTCTGCTTCATCCTGGCAATTCCAGTTTGTTTATTATTTTTAATCTTTAAAACAGTAAAGGCCCTCTCAAAATCTTGAGAGGGCTTTAATACTTAGATACCTATTAACTTGTTAATATCTTCGATAAGGCTGTCATTTACCAGAGCACTCATAGCAGCCATTATAATTGCAAATCCAAGAATACCAACGGGAGTTCCGACCATCAAAGCAAACGTCCATGCAGTTACTGCAGATGCAACCCTCCCCGCAGCAAGCGATTCCATTTTAACAAAGAATGGCCGCCAGTTATCAGTGCTGAGAGCTTTCTGCAATTCAACTGCCACGTCCAGACGGTCGAGACTCTTACTCACAAATCCGAACGCTTTGCTATAGATTCCAAAACTCTTGGCCATTTCAGCTCGATTAATTGACTCCAGAGCATAAGAAATAGCCTGACGGTCTTTTAGACTATATTTTTTATTCAGATTATTTCGGAATTTATCAAAGGATTTGAGCGCATCATCAACTCCCTTAATTTGTTTACCTCTTGAAGCCTCAGCCAGTTCCTTTGCAACTTTCGAAGAGTGCTCGCCTAACTTACCGGTTAGCTGATTGTAGAAATCAGCAGTTACTTTAAGCGCATCCTTGATTTGTTCTGCATCTTTAGATTTTAGCTCATCGACTTTTATCTGTTTGTTTTGCACATCTTCTTTAGATGCTGAGAGTGTTTTTTTTGCCTGTTCGACTTTGACATCCATATCTTTATCAATAGCAAACAAACGGCTCATTTCAGCCCTGACAATTTTCAGTTGTTGCTTAGCACGCCCGGGGTTTTCCAGCGATAGAAACCATTTCTCATTATTCTGTTTTAGATATTCTTCCCGTGCTCGTCTTTTAGACGCTTCTGTTTTCAGAAGGGCAGTATTATCACGCTCATACTTGACTTTACTCAAAGCCAACTGCATCTTTGCCATTTCAAATTCTGAAACATGCCCAGAAAATTCATTAACTTGCATTTCAAATTTTGCAACATCATGATTAAGCTGTTGCAGTTTTTTATCGAGATCTGCTTCGAGAGTCGTTGCGTATTTGATCTTATTATCACTCTCTTCGCGATAGATATCTTTCATCCCCTCAGGCATTGGTACGATAAAATCTTCATCCTCATCAAACGGACTTTTAGGTTTATTCATCTCCCCAATTTTCTGATCCCAAATGCGGGTAACGTTATCCGGACTCTTAGGAGGACTCCCAGACCATCCCTCTACAATCATATCATCTCCACTTCCCTGTAAAGCACGCTGCCACCCGTGACCATTCCAGTGATACCCCATTGACTCCATGATGTTTTTTTCTGTTGGATCAATGTCTTTATAATCAGCCATCATAAACTCCTTTTTCATAAATAATAAAAAAACTGTATGCATATACATATGTATATGCATACAGTTAAAATACACCTCAACTTTCAACAGATCAACAAATAATAATCATTATCATTTATACTGAATTCATAATGACATCCTCTCCACAACAGCTATAACCCCCGCGCATAACCACACTGTTTGTTACTGGATATGCGAAATTCCAGCACCTCATCAATCACTTTCACAGCATCAGCCATTGCGTAGCCAAGATTACCGCCGTCGCTTTGTGCTGCTGCTTTGCTGAGTGTTTCGCGTATCTGGAGCAGGCGCTCGAGTGATACAGGACCGTTCGCCGGGTGGTTGTTAGTTGTCATGCTGACATCCTCCCCACGATTTCAATGACCCGGCGCATAACCGCACTTCCCCGAAAATCTGCTGGTAATTCAATCGCAGACTTACTCGAGCCGTATGAAAAACGCTGGAGATCGAAATCAATCACAGCCTTCTGGTCCCTGAACAAACCAAGACGACCATAACGAATGAGTTCGCCGCGTTCGGCTGCTACGCGGAAATACTTCTCAGCAGTCTGACGGTGCAGCGATAACATCTGTGATGCCTCACTTACGGTTAAGCGTCCACGGATTTTCACCTCTTCGATGATCACCCGGATAAGTGCCGCCTGCTCTTCTGGTGTGTTTGGTCTTGGCATGCTGATCATCTCCGGGCCATACGCAGGCATTCATTACGTTGCTGTGCTATACGTGACACTTCAGCTGAACTACGGGCAATGTCTAACATATCGGTATATACCTTTGCCGCGCGCCGCCAGAGTCCCCGGGACTTCAGATCTTTCGCCATTTTCTCCGCTAATTGCGTTTCAACCGGATCACTTTTCTCTTCCATGAAGGGCAGTTTTACGTCAGGTAATTTTGCATCCGGAGCGATGTTATAAACATACTGAGTTCCGTTGTGAGTACGCAGGACTGTGCCGCTAACAGTCAGCGCGCGCAGAAACTTACCTGCGGTACCGGATGGAATATCCAGCGCTTCACACACATCACGTAATACGCAGTTCGGGGTATGGCGTACCACTATCGCTACCCGATCTTTCTGAGAGATTTCTATAGTCATTGGTCAATACTCGTTTTAGTTAATTAAACCTGCTGCTTTGCGGCGTTTGTATTCTTTCATCAATATTTGCGCTGGCGTTGGTCCCGCCGGATGGTGCGGCGCCGCCAGTTGACGTCGAATTGGTGGCACACTTAGTCCATTACCAACATGCTTCGACCACTTCGTAAGTAACTTTTCCGCCAGTCGTTTCAGCTCCCCCTCTGTCATTTGTCGTTCAACGCCCGTTCTGCGCATTTCGATGCAGATGTGATACAGCACGGGCTGAGGCCATGGATATTTATCGCTTCCTGAATACCGATATGACTCATTGCGCCAGCGCCGGTATTCCGTCATAACCTGTTCCGATGTCAGTCCGAATGGATTCGCTCCACTCTCTGAAACCAGAGAAACAAACTCAGCCAGGTCGGGCGGCCATGTATTTCCCATCGCACAGCGCTCCATGCATTGCTGACAGACCAACCTAATTTGCTGTTCAGTCATCGAACCTATCTGGGCTATCCAGATAGGCGAAGGCTCCGCCCCGTTCTTCTGGGTCCATCGGTTCGAATACACCTCCCCCATGACCTGCCACAGACGCCAGGCTGTTTCCGTCGCCATCAAGTCCATTCCTGCGGCGCCACTCTGCGTGTGCTGACTGAATTTGCTGAACTGACCGGGATGCTGTTGGTTCTGATCCTGCTCCCACATGACTGTTACCTCCGGTTTCTGGTTTTACCTGCGTTCTCACCCGGGCTACATGTCGGGCAAATTTTTGTTCCCACTGGATTTGTGTAAAAACTTTCCCTTCCGACTCCCAATACGCGGTGAATTCTGCGAGTTCAGTCAGAAGGTAATCTGGTTCAGGCAGGGAGATACCCCACGATGCGGCGCGCTGTCGGAAGTCTCTGGAGGGAAGCCAGCTATCTGTCATGCTGAATTTCCCGATCGGTTCATCAACACCGTCCAGGTATCGGGGCATGGCCGGGGATGGCAGTTCATCCCCATTCGGATTTTTCATCGCGCCCGCGTTAAGAGAGGGGTTTAAGATCTGTTTACTGCTAACTGCTTTCTGGATACCTGATGGCAAAGGTTTAGCCAAAGACTTAGCCTTATCCTTAGGCAAAGCGAAAGCCTTATCAAAAGCCGTCCCCATAGCGTCAGAAACCCCGTAGCAGGCGGCTTTGAGAGCTTCATATGCTTTATCTTTCAGTGAACATTCAGGCAGTAATTCAAACGATCTTGCCCATGATTTGATCACGTTCACTGATGCTGGAGGGTTATGTTTCACCGCGTTAGGCAACCAAAAAACTCTGGCTTTAAGATCGGCTTCCACCATACCTAACGCTATGGCTTCGCCTAAGGCTAAGTCGAAGGCTTCGACATCCCAGTTTAATTCTTCAGCCATAGCCGCCCTTCCCGCCTTATACAGCCCGGGAATAATCCCTGTGAATGGACCCGTAAGCAGGTAAATAAACAGACTCTGCCCACTTGGCGGGAGTGGTGATAAGGCTCGAAACTTAGGATCATCCCACATGGTGATCTTCACCTTACGGTAAGGCTCGTTACTAGCCTTACTCTTAGGCATGGCCTTAGCCAAAGGATTAGGCATACTTCACCCCGCGAGTTGCAGTAATAATGGTCATTGGTCAAAACTCGATTAAAACAATTGCGGCGCTACGGCGCTTATACTCGCCAGTAGTGGTCCCGCCGCGTCAGCAGGTAACATGTTGAACAATGCGATTGCCGCCTCACGAATCTCCTTCTCGAGCTTTTGTAATGGCGCGCCAATTAATTTCGCATGGTGTGCCTCACTGCACTCTTTGATAGCGTTCGCCACCAGCTCTGCTTCTGTGCTCGCATTACTTAACCCGTGCTTCCTGGCAATCTGAACTGGCATAGCAGCAATGATTGAGCCTGACAGCTGCATAACGTAAGCCGTATACTTTTCTGACCCCCCTTCGTTTTTCAGATACCGGAATAAATTCTGCTTATTAACAGCAATTCCGCGGCCATCTGCCTTGGCCCACTCTTCGGCCACCAGCTGAGCGATCCGTTCCTGTGCCTGTCCTGGTAATGTCGATTCCCATTCACGAACGGCGGCCAATATGGCACGATGCTGAATGCCGTCACGGCGCTGGGGTTTAAATTGATTTTGCGATTTCACCGGAGCGGCTACTCGTGGTTTATTATGGGTATAAGCTACTGATTGCATCATTCAGACCTCGCTTTGTGGCGGAAATACACTATCAAGAGAGCAAGTGCGCCCTAACTCGTTAAGCTTCTCCACAATCAATCTGCATTCCGGTAGGCCTGGTTGGCGTGTTCCGTTCTCATAATTTGAGAGCCTTGACTGACGCCACCCGAATAATTTGGCTAATTGCTCTTGAGTTAAACCGAGCGCTTGCCGTTCTTTGGCGATGTTATTCATCTTGTCCTCACATATAGTGTTTAGCTGAATTAAACACACAATGTGTTAGATAGTCAAGACGAAACGTTCTTTGAGCGTTAACACGTAACGTGGTAAAAATCAGTAATGAATATAAACACTGCAATTGCCGCCAGACTGAAGCAGCTACGCGAACAGAAAAATATGTCGCAATCTAAACTCGCAGAGTTATGTGGGTGGGCTCAGTCACGCATCGGGAACTATGAAGCAGGTCGCCGCAATGTTGGCGTTGACGACGCTATAACGATATCTAAAGCTCTCGGCATTAGCCCGGTTGAGCTAATGTTTGGTGATGATCACGCCGAATCATGGTTAACGCCAAAACATCGTAAGTTGATTACTCTTTTTGACCAGTTGCCGGAGTCTGAACAAGACAGAATGATCGATACCTTTCAATTACGGCTTAAAGAAATTGATGAGTATGTTGAGAAATACCTTCGGGGACGATTAAAGCCAACTGACGACTAAGCTACAATTTTCAGCACTCTAACCAGCCTCCTTGGCTGGTTTTTTTATGCCTTTCCCACTCCCTTTTCCCATATCGTTATCATCCACACCACCTTAAACACATGCTGTGTTGACTTTTAAACACATTTAGAGTTTAAATATAAACACATTTTGAAAAACGTCATCGAGGCAGGACGCCCACGAAGTAGCTGCCGGCGGCATACGAATCACCGGATGAGATGACAAGTATTAACACGCAGCAGGTTCAAAGTTCCGCCAGCCTGGCGACAAGGGCAACGCAAGAGGATAAATCCATGATCGATTTCGCACGTAAACCAGTGCGGTGTCAGGCCGTACATCTAAATCGCATTGAAGTAATCATTCGACTGATTTGCTACACGCTTGCCCAGAAGGGCGACCCGTCTGCCGACCAACAGACTGCAGTTCGTTCATAACGAGTTTGACCAATGGCTGTTGCCAGCCTCATGCCCGGTGCACAGGGCATTGTGATGGTAATACCACCATCGTAACCAAACAGGAGACGAAGACCTGTTCTGGTTAAATTGGAAAAGTGTTCTTTGCCCGTCCCGTGGCGGGCTTTTTTCCGGAGGTTTTTATGTCAGCTAACGATCTGGCATTGCGCTTCAGCAGTGCGCCAGCCGAGGCATTAATCGGGGTTTTGCCTGTTCTGGAAGTCAAAGAAGCATTACGTGAAGAAGTTGAAAGTGATGTGATGGATGAAGTCTGGACTGAGCACAACTTTGAAATGGAAGCGATGGGTGAACAAGTTGATGAAACAGCCAGGCTCGCTCGTAAGTTTGAATGTGCGGCTGAAGCTCTTGGAACGGCGATCAAACTTGCTCTGACTCTCCCACATAATGAGGCAATGCAGGTTTTGAATGACGCCTTAAACGATAACCCGGGATACGGTCGCGAACCGGCAAAGGATGCATGATGGAGTTTGGAATGAAACGTGTGGTGGCATCTGTTCAGGTGGTTGCCATCCTCAACAGGATTTACAACGGCAGTCCGGTTTCCATCGCATCAATCAGTAAGGAATCGAAGCTGTCTGTGTCTTACCTCGAGCAGATTTTCTCGAAGCTGCGCAGCAGTGAAATCGTCACCAGCCAGCGTGGCGCTGGTGGCGGATACCACCTTAGCAAAGCAAACCCCAGCGTGGCTGACGTCGTTCGCGCCGTTACTCACACGCCTGATTCATTTGAGCCTGTGCTGAATGCTCTGGAGTGGGTTCCCGTCGCACAACTGGCGCAGGGAAAATCCCCTACCCCTTAAAGCACAAAACCCGCGCAAGGCGGGTTAAGTACCCGGTCAGCCGACCAAAGCTTTCCGGAACGAGTTTTGACCAATAACCACTACCTTAGGCGGCGATCATCAGCTGCCGGGTATCTTACAATCCAATGGAGCCCAAACGCAATGTTAACGTATGCGTATCTTATTAAAGCCAAAGCGAAAGCAACTGAGGCAAAAAACCTGTTCTGCTGGTTCTCTGCGAAATCAGATTCCCGTGCAGAACGCGAAATCCTCAATATTCTCGAAGATAACGATATTGCCGTCGGCCGTGGCGCCGACTATCAATTACCTGTCCGCACCAACTGGTTTGTTGTTGACGATCTTCCTGAGGAAAGCACACTTGATGACACATGGTGCGATCGTTACGAACTGGCAGAAGACCAGCAAACGTGGCAACTGAAACAGAAGCCGGATAATGAAAATCTGGAGGCTTCCAGCCAGCAAAAACCTGAAACCTCCAGTGCCAATGTACCCACCAGCGATGCGCCAGCATTGCTCCGCCCCATATCTCGCCTGCGCCTGTCTCAGCGGCTGATTGCGCACCTGTTAAATGACGGTGAAGAGAAGGAAATCAGTGAAGCGCGGCACGTCCAGATCGGGCAAATGGAACTGGACGAAAATGATCTCTATGTACAAAACCTGTTACTGGCCGTTGTGAATGTGCCGGCGGTGAAAGAGCTTTCTGCTCATGTTGAGTGGAAGCTGGCAAATGCAATAAAAGAAGTCTTTGACCGTGAGCAGGTCTATGACGTTGCTTCATTTGAGCAATTTATTACCGAATGGATTGAAGAACCAGAAAAGCGAGCTCTTACCGTTCAGGAGTGGGTTAATCAAAAGAAAGCTGGAGTTGCGGGTGATGAACATGCCATTCCACCTGTAACGCCAGAGCTTATTACCGTTGCGACTTTGCCGCTACGCCAGCGCCTCTTAGCTCAGTTTATTTCTGAAGAATATGCTTACCATATTGATACTGAGCAGAAGAAAACCATTCAGGAACTCGAGCTGGATGTGGATAACAGCTATGTGCAGAACCTGCTGCTTGCCGCCGAGAATGTAGATCCATTCAGGAAAGCGCCAGAGATAGATATCTGGAAAATCGTCAGCGCGCTGAAAACCGTTTTTCCGGTTGATGGAAAACGAGTTGATCTGGTCACCGTTATCCAGTTCTTTAAGGCCTGGTTCAATACTGAGCACATTGACCGTGGGCTGCTGGTTAAAGAGTGGTGTAAGGGCAATCGTGTGTCGCAGATTCAGCGCACTGACTCCGGAACCAATGCTGGTGGAGGCAATAAGACCGATCGCAACCCGGAACTTGTCCACACGCTGGATACTCTGGACATTGATATTGCGCTGGCCACACTTCCAATGGATTTCAACATCTACGATATTCCTGGTGGCGTTTTCCGTCGTGCAAAAGAGATCATTTCTAAAAACGAAAGCCCGTTCAAAGAGTGGTCCGCCGCCCTGCGCAAACGCGCTGGCATCCTGGATTATTCCCGCGCCGCTATTTTCGCGCTTATTCGTAGTGCAGAAGAAAACACTCACCATTTCCCGGAACTGCTGAGCCGTTACATCAACAAAAACCTGACTGAAACCGACCACCAGCACCCAACTGAAGAAACCCTAGCGGCAGCCGGTCACGTACCAGAAAAAAGCTGGGAAAACGAGATGAAAGAGAGGTCCACAGCTGAACAGAAGGCAACAGCCGAACAACCAGAAATCGCCAACATGGGCAACGGTGTTTTCTCCATTGATGGCCTGATGGGTAACCAGCCGGCGCCAGCGCTTTCTGTCGTAGACCAGGTACGCCAGCGCGCCGTCGAAGAAAAATTACATCAAGCCAATACCGAGGAAACCACCAGCGATGTGCAGATGGAAAAAACTGACAACAGCGAAATCAAAACCAATCCTGATGTGCCTCAGGGCGAAGCAGCAGCTTTGCCAGTTGAAAGCACTGATGCAACTGGTGAGCCTGCAGCTTCACTGAATAATGAACCCGTTCACCATATAGATACGGATCACCTGAACGCTTTTTATACTCACCTGATGGTTGATTTGGAAACTATGGGCAGCGGTCCTGATGCACCAATAGTCTCTATCGGCGCCGTATATTTTGATCCTTCAACTGGTAACACTGGTGCCGAATTTTACCAAGTTGTCAGTCTTGAATCATCGATGTCGTTTGGCATGAAACCGGATGCGTCGACAATTCACTGGTGGTTGAAACAATCATCTGAAGCCCGTTCTGCCATTCTTGTGGATGAGGCCCTGGGGCTGCGTGAAACCCTTGAACTCCTGGCTGACTTTATCGCTGAAAACGCTGCTAACGGTAGCCACACTGTTCAATTATGGGGTAATGGTTGCTCGTTTGATAACGTCATTCTGCGCCGCGCGTACGCGTTAACAGAAACTCCCTTCTCTGTTCCGTTCTGGAATGACAGGGACGTAAGGACCATGGTCGAACTGGGTAAATCTGTCGGTATCAATCCACGCTTCGACATCCCGTTTGAAGGCGATATGCACAATGCGCTTTCTGACGCCCGGCATCAGGTCAAATATGTCTCTGCAATCTGGCAACGCTTGACCGCAAACTGATTTCATATATTCACTAAGTGGCCCATCACTGGGCCATACTCTGGGGGAAAAATGTCCAGACTGATTTTACTCTCTGAATGGGCGAGATCAGAGTTCGGTGACCCGATTCCGAGCAAGTCCACACTCAACAAATACGCTAAAAACGGGATGATCTTTCCTTTGCCTTGCCGTGTTGGGAAAAGCTGGCGCGTTGAGGCTAATGCGCGATTTACTGGGCTCACAACAGAACCTGTAATTAAAAATCAAGATCATCCATTACTCAGAAGGATTTTAGAAGATGGCTAGACCTCGAAAACACAACGTGACCATTCCCGGATTGTCATGTTTCCTGGATTCGAGGACCAACAGGGTGTACTGGAGGTATAAGCACCCTGTAACTGGTAAATTTCATGGATTGGGAACAGATGAGCAAGTTGCTAAAGAAATAGCTGTCGAAGCAAATAGCCGGCTCGCAGAAAGACAAATGCGGCACACTTTTAAAATCAGAGAAGAAATTAATAAACGGTGTGGGCTTTCTACAACGGTAAGCGAATGGATTGTTCGGTACCGAGAGTTGCAGGACCAGCGTTACGAAACTGGAGAGATAAAACTCAATACGCTCAAGCAGAAAAACGCCCCACTTAAGGTTTTCGAAAGTCATCTTGGCATGCGGTCAATCGACAGCATAACAGTTAAGGATATAGTTGGGATCCTTGAGGACTACAAGAATAAAGGCCAACTACGGATGGCACAAATTGTACGCAAGGTGCTATCGGATGTTTTTAAAGAAGCACAGCAGGTAGGAGAAGTACCGGCGGGATTTAATCCAGCTGACGCTACAAAAAAACCGCAGGTCCGTGTCTCCAGACAACGACTGACGTATGAAGAATGGCTAATGATCTATAAGGCAGCCGAAAAAGATAATTACTTTCTGCAGAAAGGAATGCTGCTGGCCATCATCACAGGACAGCGGTTGGCCGATATTTGTAATATGAGATTTTCAGATGTCAGGGATGGTCATCTCTTTGTTGAACAAAGTAAAACAGGAGCCAAAATCGCGATACCTTTAAAGTTACGTTGTAACAAGATAAACATTTCTCTTGAAGATGTAATCGCTCAATGCCGGGACAGAATACTTAGTCCGTATTTACTACATCATCACCACGATAAAGGGAAAGGCAAAAGAGGAGGAATGGTAAAACCGGCATCTCTAACTGGTGCGTTCAGAAAAGCACGTGACTCAGTTGACTACGACTGGTCAAGCAAAGGAGCTCCCCCTTCTTTCCATGAGCAACGTTCTTTGGCTGAAAGGTTATTCAGAGAGCAAGGTATCGACACACAAATTTTATTGGGCCATAGCAGTAAAGTAATGACCGATCACTACAACGATACGCGCGGAAAAGAGTGGAAAAAACTGGTCATTTGA